GTGTATTCACTAATAGCTTTTAACGGCGATTTGGTGGGCTTGCAATCAGGTACACACATTTCAGGTAATTCATTAACAGTGATATTAAATGGAATTTGTGGTAGTTTGAATTTGCGAGCTTATTTTTATACACAGTATTCATCAGACATAAAGTTTCGTGATGCTGCTAAGATGATGACGTATGGTGATGATAACATTGGATCTGTTTCAGAAAAATATCCTAATTTTAATATTAAAGGATGTTCAGAGTTTTTAGGCAAATATGGTCAGAAATACACTATGCCGGACAAGGATAGTGAATTGAGCGATTATTTAGAACCTGAGAATTTTGAATTTTTGAAACGATTTAGTGTGTATCATGCCGATTTGGGTGCGCACGTAGGGGCTTTGTTAGATTCAAGTATAATGAAGTCTTTGCATTGTTATTTGCGACCCAAGAATGCGCCATTAACTCCAAAGGAAGCATGCGCTACCAATATAGATGGTGCTTTAAGGGAGTGGTTCAATCACGGTGAGAATGTTTACGAAATGCGTAGGAAACAAATGAGAGAAGTCGCTGATAAGGCAGGCATAACTCATATGTGTACTATGTTGGACGAGACATACAATGATCGTGTTTTGAATTGGCGAGGAACATATATTGGTGAAGTCTAACTCCGACTTTAAACGAGTGCCAGTTTCAAATCTGAGGCAAGCAAAATTGATTTGTACAATTGGATTACCACAATTTGTGTATTTGTATGTTTAGACACAATTGGAGGCTTTGTACAATTATTTACGTGGAGAGGACTTTGCGGAAATATACAGCTCACCCATATTGGATAGGAATGGTGATGAGTAAATAAATATTTATCCACTAGTAAATATATTAGAAACAAACAAAACAGCGACGGCGTTTTTCGTGCTTTAGAAATAGAGGGCAAAAACGACGACCGGGAAAGTCAGTGTGATCTTAACAGGTCATATCACGGAGACAGGACGATAAGTCCTGCTGACATGAGAAAGTTATATAGAAACATTTCGATGCTTCGATATAACGATATTGCGAAGGAATTAGCAAAGGAGGATGATTTTAAACCACAATCAGGTGTCACAGCCGATGTGAGTTTAATGACAGTTGCTAATGACACTGGTCATCAGAATGCGAATTTTGGTGATCAACAAGATCCATATATGTATGCAGTTGATGAAAAC